AAAAAGATTTTCTAAAATAGGGTTTAAAGATATTGAGTCTCTAGATGAGAGAGAGACTAACTATCTTACCTATGTTTTAAGAAAGAGGTATAGGGAGATACTAGATGAACAAAATAGAAAAAAAGATATTGAAGGAGCTAAGGGAGAATAGTAGAGTTCCTAGACAGGACTTTTTATTCAAACACTTTATATTTCCTTGGCAGACTAATGAGGCTTTAAGAAGTTTATTTGAAAAAGGCTACATTATATCTTGTATTAGGCTTTCTGGCACTAGTTATAAGCTTATTAGGGACAAAAATGATGAATTTTAAGAATAACAAACGAGCTTACCCTTCTATGGACGTTGCAATGAATAGGCGATACTTATGTCGCAAAAGTAAATATAATCGCGTAGAGGGGTATTCTCGTGAACAAAATTTAGGAAAAGTATGAAAAAAAACGAGAATAAGATAATTAAAGCATTAAACAAGTATTTTAAGGACGACAAGCCAATATTGTGTTCTAATCAATATCACAGGTTTGACGCATATAACCAAAACTATATTATTGAGGTTAAATATAGGAACAAACTATACAAAGATTTCTTAATAGAGTTTGACAAGTATGCATATAATAGACTATATGCAGAAATTAATGATAGAAAGTTTTTATATATTGTTGGAGTTGATGACGATATATATGTATATAACATAACCAATTTAGATAAGTCTGGATATAAATACAATTGGCATATGAAAGAAATGCCTAAACAGACAGAGTTTGACCATAATTGGGATATAGATAAATATGTTGGCTACTTAGAATTGTGGGCAGCAAAGAAGATAGGAGAATAGAATGGCTAGTAAATCAAAAGCTAAAGGAAATAGATTTGAAAAAGAATGTTGCTCTATTGCAGAAGATTTTGGGTTTACTGCAAAAAGAGCCTGGGGAAGCGACGGACGTAGTATCGGTAAGTCGCCGGAGGTTGATATAGTTATTGGATATAAAGTACAGGACTTTGATATTCAGTGCAAAGTAAGAAATAAGATAGCACAATATATCATACCTCCACAAGATTGTGATTTTACTGTACTTAAACAAGACAGAGGAGAAGTTTATGCTTGCCTTAAGTACGAATATTTGTTAAATTTAATAAAGAAATGTGAGGAGAATGAATGAGGTCAGTAGATACATATAGACACCCAGACGAATATAAACAAGATAAAGCTAATTTTGATGCTTTGTATTATTATATGCAACAGACAGACCCAGAGGGTTGTGACGAATGGTTTGATAGCGAAGCAGTAGATAAGTATGTTCACTCAGTTTCCAACCCTCATTATAATAATGAATTGTTTGGAACAAGAAGAAGTGAAAAAATTTCTACAACAAGAGTTCCTACTAGATGTAAGAAGTGTAGTAGACCTTGGGCAATAGAATATATGAACAGTAGTTTTGAAGAGAACTATTTAGACGAAGGTCTTTATGCTAATATACCGTTAGTAAAAGGAGACTGTAAAGAATGTAGGGAGAAAGAATGACGACAGATACAAAAGATTTAAAAGCGCTTGCTATACATAGTGAAGAATCAGAACAAGCAGTATTAGGTTCTGTATTGATAGACGAAAACTGTTTTGATTTAGTAAAGGATTTTATTCCTGACACAGATGTATTCTATTCTTTAAAACACCAAGAAATATGGAAGTCAATATGCTCTTTAAAGAAAGAGGACATACCTGTTGACATAGTTAATGTATCAACAAAGACAGACGGAATGGTTTATTATCTTACTGGGCTTATAGAAAAGGTTCCTACTACTGCTAATGTTATATCTTATGCAAGGCAGATGAATGCGGACTGGTTAAGAAGAAGATTAGTGCAGCAGTCTCACGAAATTGCAGTTAAGGCTTCAGACAATAAGAATGACATCAATACATTACTTGTTGATGTACACGATACAGCCAGCTCTTTAATTAATCTTGAGCCTGGACAGAAGTTTGATTTAGATTCTTTATTAGTAGATACAAAAGACTCTTTGTTTAGCCAACGAAACCTGACTACTACAGGCCTAGCATCACTGGATAACATTATATCTGGTATGACTAAGGGAGAAATCACCATATTTGCTGGACGACCTGGTAATGCAAAAACTACGACAGTCGCCAATATAGCTCGTAACTTAGTGTTGTCTGGCAAAAAGGTGGTTATGTTTAACAGGGAAATGCCGAATACAGAAATGATGAAGAAGTTTATTGCTATGGAGTCAGAAGGTGTTACTTATCATATGTTAAGACATAACGCAGTAACAAATAAAGATATGATTGAAAAGAGTTTACAAGTTATTAAAGAAAAGTATACTGACAAACTATTTATGTTTGATAACATACGTAATTTAGAGGGAACTTTTAGAGAGATTAGACGTATAAAGCCTGACGTAGTTATTGATGACCACATAGGTCTTATAGAATATCCTAGTAATGATATGAGAGATTTACGATTAAAGATAGGAGATACATCTAGAAAATATAAATGGCTATGTAAAGCAGAAGAGATGTCAGTAATTCTTGTATCACAATTAAATCGTAATATTGAATATAGAACAGAACGTATTCCTAAGCTTAGTGACCTTGCTGAGTCTGGTAACTTAGAACAAGATGCAGAGATTGTAGCATTCACACATTATCCTTGGACTGTAGACTTTGAGAATGCAAGAAATGGTAGGTTTGGATTAGATATTGTTGTAGCTAAGAATAGATATGGCTCAACAGGAAAAGCAACGGTAGGGTTTTCTCCAGATACTTGTACATTATACGATAGTGTCGAGGAAGCCGAGATGAGCGTGTCTGAAGCAGGCACGCCTGGAAGTTTAAATGATATACCGTTCTAGTCGAACTGACCTAGAATTTTTCTTATATCATCAAGAGTTTTAGATTCTCTTAATCTTTTAATTATTTTTCGAGCTTCTTCTCTCATAATCCTAGAATCTTTAAAATCTCCTGGAGTATTATCAAAAATATCTGAGTGTTCTAGATTTACATCTTCGACTTCTCTAGAAAGTGCGTCAAAATTATCTGAAAATTCTTTATCTTTTATTATCTTTCCTTCTTTATCTAGTCTAACACGAGCTTTGTTTGCTTTTTTACCAACAGTTGCACCTATTCCTAAACCAGGAATTGCTGCCAATAAAGACATCAACGCTCCCTTACCGTCTCCTTCAAGTCCATAAAGAGCTGCGTTAGCTAAGTCTGGAGCCATTCCAGCGCCAGGAATAAGACCAGCGTTTTCTAATACACTGTGAATAGTAGAGTTTTTAGTTTCTACGTTTTTGTTATTTCCATATTTATTTATAACGTTTTGTAATTTGTTGTCATTTTTCATAATTTATCCTTAAGGTATGTATACTTTTTCTTTTCGTTCTTTTAATAATGATTTGTAATATCTTCTTTCCATAATTTTTGGACTAATGTCTGCTCTAGTTATTGCTAAGCTAGGATATCCTCTGTAGGTAGATTCTCTTAATCCAAAAGCTTTTGCAGCAATACTTCTATCTACGTCTTTTGCAGCAAAAACTTTGTTAAAAGCCATTATAACTTCAGTAGCTTTATCATACTGCCCAGCTTCTATTAACTCTCTAACGTACTCTACAGTTCTTTTCTTATTATTTCTAACTCTATCTTTTGTCATAGCTTCTGTTTCAAGAGGTCTTTTTAAGAGCCTACCAGGAATAGTACCTAAAATAGGCAACATTACTGCTAAACCTTTTCTTATAGGAACATCTTTTTGGTCTGGATATAAAGTTATATTATCATAAATTGTATATAATCCATCTTTAAGCCTAACAAAATCGTCAAATTGAACAGGAGTTAAAAATCTTTGGAATGTTGTTCCAGGGTCATCTTCATTTAAAGTATCTGTAATCATACCAAAAGAACCTACGTTAGCAAATCCATTTATATAATCTTGCCAGTCTGGTGTTTCTAATAGTTTCTTTCTATTTTCTCTACCATAATACTGTTCTTCTCCTGTTAAAATTTTAGAATATTGTTCTCTTGCCCACATAACAGCAGGACCTCCAACTAGTCCAGCCATACCAAGTTGTAAAATAGGCATAATGTTTCCGTCTAATACTTCTCTTTCTACTTCTGCTTTCATATATGTAGCTTGCCTGTATCCAAATCTTTTAAAAAGAAATAAAGCTTTCATATTAGGGTCATTAAAAAAGAAAGGGTCTTTAGTAAAACTTCTTTGCATCTGAGAATCTAAAGCAAATTTAACCATAGCTCTTTGTATTTGTCTCTTAAGAGCAATATTTTTTAAATTATAATCTCTGTTTATAATATTATCTGCGTTAGCAAGAACTTCTTTTTCGCTCAATCCCATTCTTTTTAAACTTTTTAAAGCCCACCTTTTTCTAAGTTCAGGAACAGCAGAGTCTAATATACCTAGTCCAACTTTTTTACCACTTAATATTTTGGTAAAGTTTATAACTAATTGTTCAGCAGTAGCCGCAGCTACTACTTGATTTACTTCATTAATTTTTGTAAATCCACTATACTTAGCACCAGCCTGAGTAAGTTTAGCTATAGCTCTTCTAGCCGCTCCAGTTTTATCAGTCTTTATTAAATCTGCAGCATTTCTTATAAAATCAATTCCATTCTTAAATGCTTGTTTTCTATCGCTTCCAAATAAAATATCTCTTATAATTGCTTGAGTTGGATTTTCTCCATATTTTTGTAGAACAGAAGCTCCTTGTTGAAGATAAGGGTCTGTCACCATAAGCTCTTCAAAAGCTGTACGAACAGTAGCTCCCGATTCTCTGATGCTCTCATAAAGAGTCATTCTGTTTTTACCTTTTCCTACCTTAGCTTTTCTGACTAAATCAAACATACTTTTACTAGCAGCCATAGGACTTATTATCATAGATGATATCATAGTCTGGGTAATATTAACAATAGGAGCAAAACCAGATGCAATTTTAGTAAACATCTCTAAGTTATTTACTGACTGTAAAAATTTAGAAAGAGTTAGATTTTTATCAAAATTAATATCTCCAGTAAAAATATCTACTGCCATTTCAAGGGCTTGTTTTTCAGTCTTTGCAGCATATCCTGGTATAATAGAAAAAGGAATTCTATCATCTCCAATTTTATTTTTAAGAGAATCTAAAAGTCTGTATTCAGGAGTAAAAGCTCTAGCCATTTCTATTCTTTTTGTACTACCAGCCGTATAATCTTGAAACAAACTAATTATATTTTTTTCATATAACTCACTTTTTTCTAAAGCTATTCTTGTAAACTCTCCGGTTTTTACTCCAGTGTTTCCTAATTTTCTAGACTTTTCTAAAGGAGCAAATTGTTTTTTTGTTAAACTTTCTAAACCCATAGCCATAGTTGCATAAGCGTCAAAAGCGTCTGGTTTTGTCCCGTCTGACCTAGCTTCCATAAGTTTATTGAACATAGACTTAAAGTCATCTCCTTTTGCGTTACCTTTTCTTTTTAGTTTTTTATCAAAAGTTTTAACTATTTCTTCAATAGCTTTGTTTAATTCTTTTATAGTTTCTTTTCCATAATTCTTATCTATCCTTATATCTCCTGCTATAGCTTTAATTCTTTCTTCTATCTGACTAGTTCCATCAAATAAAACATCAAGAACTTCTTTTTTAAACATAAAAGGAACATATGATTCAACGTAATCTGCAACATTTATACCTACATCTTTAGCATCTTTAAATATTTCGTCTGTGTATTCTTTCATTCTAGGAAGAAATTCTATTTTAAGTTTTATTTTATCTTTTTCTGCTTTGGATAAATTTTTATTATTTAACTGTTCTTTAAGTTCATTAATTACAGTCTGTCTTCCTTTAGTATTTTTATTCAATCTATCTAATTGATTAATACTATTTAAATCGTCCCAAGCCTCTCCACCTGTTAAATATTTTTTCCACCAAGATGCAGTAGATTTTCCGACAATAGATACGTCTCCCATACCAACTATTTCATCAAGCTTTGCATATCTTCCAGCAGTTTTATTTTGAGCTCCAACACTTACTTCGTCTAACATTCTTAAAGCCATTTTAGCATATTTGCTATCTAGCTGAGAATAAGCTGGCTTAAAAAAAGTAAGAGCTCTAGAAAAAAATCCTTTGTCTTTGTTTAATAATCCAGCAGGATTAAATAATCTTGTTACATTATAAACTTTAGAATTTTTATTTACAAATTCTCTAATATACTTAGCGTCATCTACATACCTAGCAAGAATAGCTTTAGTTGAGTCGTTCATATCTTTTAAAGTAACTTCCTTGCCGTCTCTTACCATTTTAGCTATTTTTTTAAACTGAGCTTCGTTTGTTCCTTTAACTTTTAAACCAGCAAGATATGAAACAGCGCTATCCCAATCACTTTTATTGTACCCTCTTGTTCCTTTTTTAGCATTGCTTTCTAAAACTTCAATAACTTTATCATTTCTAACTTTGTCAAACTTTGTTAGCTCTCCCTTTCTCTTACCTATAATACTACCATAATCTTTTCTATATTCATTAGGTCTTTCAACATAATAATCAAAAAACTTTTTAGTATTTCTTGCGTCTAATTCTAAAGTACCAGCTTGTTTACCGTCTCCTTTTCCAACCTTAACTTTCATAGTAATGTTTCCCTTAGCGTCTTGAGAAATACTATCTTGAATTACAGCGACTCTTCTACTACCTATTGCTTCTTTAGGCGCTTTTTGTTTAGAGTCTTTTAACCCTTCTTTAACTGCTACATTCGTTCCCTTAATTACTGGTCCGACAGCTCCTCTTGCAGTAGGATTTAATAGGTTGTAATTTACCATACCGCCATATCTTTCTGCTTGCGCAGCTAGTTCAGTCAATTCTTTAGTTTCAAAGTCAGCAAATTCAAACTTTAATTTTTCATTAATCTTTCCTTTTCCATATGATATAGTTCTTCCTGGTATTGATATAGCTCCAGCTAAAGCAAGTCCAGTAACAAGGTCCGCAGCTTCAGGAGCTCTTCCTTCATATAAAGGGCCTTGGAGTCCAGCAAAAGTCATTGATTCATAGAATAAACCAGCACCTTTTTTCTTTCCTGTCACAGCTTCTAAAACTTCTAATCCTCCTTTTCTAACAGTGCTACCTTTTTTTGCTAAATTTTCTATACCTCTAGAAGGAAGTGCTCTTAATGCCCTAGCTGTACCTCCAGTTAGTCCCATTGCTCCGCCTCTTGCATAATCTTTTAGTTTAGAGTTAAGCATAACTTCTTTCATAGCAAATGCTTTTAATCCAAAGTTCTCTTTATTAGTCCAGGTTCCTCCCAAGAATCCTCCATTTTTATCAAACTCTTTACCTGTCATAAGTTCAATAGTATTACCAGATTTCATCATTTCATCTCTTGTTCTGGTTGCTGCCTTATATAATCCGTCGTGTGTACCAAGAATTGCCATTTGAGGTAGACCTTGTTCTACAACATCGTCTACAATAGTTCTTGCTGTTTTGTAAGATATGTTTGTTCCTCTCGCTAATTGTGCAGCAACTCTTCTCTCTACTAATCCTTTTGATGCTTGTTTACCAGCAATTTTAGTTAATGCAACTCTACCTGCAATACTAGCAGTTCCTCCACTAGTAGCCATTAAAGCTAAATCTTCTTTAGAAGCAAAAAATGAAGCTAATGTTGCGACAAAATCTTCTACTTGATTAGGTGGAGCACTCTTTAAGTCATAATATTTTTCACCAGTCATCATTTGATGCATCATACCACCCAAAGATTCATTG